TCTTTATCCATTTTTTATGTTCCTTTTTCAGAGGCTTTTCGTATTCATTCATAAGTTGTTAACTCTTTCAAACGTTGGTCGATTATCTTATTTGGCTGACTGGCCCTTTGGCGTGGAGCCAGCTTTTTTGTAACCCTGCGCCGCGGTTGCGCGGCTTAGAGTTACAATCATCCCAAACTCGCGGAGCAGTTTGGAGTCTAGTGCAGGGCTTGGCCGGTTGCACGGCTTAGAGTTACAGCCAACCACATGAGATAACCGGGATAGTTGGTTAATTTTTCTTTATCCATTTTTTATGTTCCTTTTTCAGAGGCTTTTCGTATTCATTCATAAGTTGTTAACTCTTTCAAACGTTGGTCGATTATCTTATTTGGCTGACTGGCCCTTTGGCGTGGGGCCAGCTTTTTTGTAACCCTGCGCCGCGGTTGCGCGGCTTAGAGTTACAAGCGGCAACAGAGCGAAATTTATAGCCAAACCCAAGATTTATATTCCTTAATTAAGGACAAACATACCTTTTCCAGCCTTTTTGAAACGCGGATTTTCTTTATTCGAGATTTCCCGATTGATCGCACTTGAGACGGAATTCCAAGGCGTTGCTCCCTTAGGGCTTTTCCAGAGTTCCTTTTCTGCCATTACGATTACCATTTCCTTTGCCGACATCGGACGCGATGCTTCTTTCAATACTTCCACTGCCGCATCCAGCATGGACATTTTAGGCTTGATATCCTGCCGGTTTTCTTCCGGTTCCTCAAGGCATCTGATGAAGCGTTCGGCATTATTGATACTGATGATTTTGTCGGCAGAAGTTTTCACTTTCCAGCCGCATTCCGTTTTCTCCGTTACGAGGACTTCGACTTCATTCCTGCCGACTTTTACCTGATACCTTTTTCCGATTTCGATTGCGTTAGTGTTCATCTTCTGGTACTCCTTGATTTGTTTGTTTATGTAATTCCTGGACTCGAATTCGGTGCATTTTCCGGCTGCCACCAGCATGCCGGTATAAATCTCGCACAGGATACGGCTGACCCGTTCCTGATCGACAAGGTTTTCCCAGTTTTTCCACTCCTCGGCGGCTTCATCCGCAACGCCGTTGAGTTCCGACATCAGGTAATGGATTATCCGGTTTTCCTCGAGCAATTCGTCTTTCGTTTTCACATGAACCTCCTTTCCTGATTATTTTGCTTTTTTGATCAGTCGTTCAATTTTGGCATAGACTTTTTCTTCTTCGCAGTTCGCGGTGAACATCATTGACGCGAGTGTTTCCCGTAGGCGAAGCCGGATGTCCATATAGGTGCCGACGTGCCCGCCGTGGATGCCTTCTTTGCGATATTCAGTACTTTTCCTTTCCAGTTCCCCGGTAATCAATTTCAGGAGGATCGTGGTATCTTTTTCGAGCTTCTCAAAATCTTTTTTGTGGTTATACTTTTTCATTTTGAACTCCTCCTTCAGATTACGAATTTTGTCCATTTTGATTTAAGGCCGGTTATCTTTTTCGCTTTATTAATCGCTTCCTTTTCGTTTTTTGCTTCCACGTAGATGTCTTCGAATTTTTCCCCGTAAATTGCTTGCACCTGGTAAGTTTTCATCTTGCTTCTCTTTCTGTTTATGTTGTTGGTATTCAATGCTTTAACTTCTTTACTCTGTGTACATGTTAAAGGATGTGTGGAGATAAATCCAGTCTTTTTCTACAGATTATTGAACTATTTAAAACCTTTATTATCAACAACATAACTATGTTTATCCTTTCTCCCGCCTCTACCCTTTTAAGTTCCCTCACAACGTATGGTTTCAGAGCTTGGCTCTTGAAATCAATAATCAAAATGTAATTCAGACATTGTTCGATTATCTCATGCGGTTAGCTGGCCTTTTGGCGAGAGGCCAGCTTTTTGGGAACCCTGCGCCGCGGCGGCGCGGCTTAGAGTTCCAGCTACCTCAAACATATTTCAATTATCTCACCCAAACTAGCGAAGCAGTTTGGAGTCTGGTGCAGAGCTTGGCTCTGCTAGCGGAGCAGTTTGGTGCTTAGTCCAGGGCTTGGGCTTGGCCTTGGGCTTGGCTCTGCTATCTTGAATCAGAAAAACTTCTTAATTCTTCCAGAGTCATCGATGCCAGGGAATCCCTGAGAACTTTGCCATTATGTCGGATGCTTTCTACAAAAGCCATGATCTGTAAACAGAAATCCGACATTTCATCGGCATTCTGAATCTGAACAGAATTGTTGCCGTCCCAGATTTCGTAAGGGTATGAAAGTTCGTTCTTTTGCATAAAAAGCACAGTGAAATTCTGCTGGGCAATCAAATCGCAGTGAAAGACCACATTCTGGTATTCGATGCCCGCGTCAATAAGCTCCTCAGTCCTTGCCGTTACCTCGTTATAACGAGTCTGAAGAGCGTTCTCTAAAGTATCCAGGCCTTCGAGCTGAAGCAAAGCGCTTTCCATATCATCCGGCGTCCGGCAAATCCTGCTATTTCCGGTGTCAAAAACTGAAGGAAAATCAGAAATTGTAAAATTGCCAAAATATTTTAAAGCCGATATTTTGTTAATATCATCAGTACTTGACCAGTCAATTATCTCATAACCTTCACCATAATTTTTCACAAATTCACGGCTTTTTTCAATTCTTGCATCATGCAGTATTATAATCATAAATGTGAATCCTTAACCTTAATTGTCTACCTGTAAAATCTGGACGGAACCTGCTCCGCCATCGCCTCCATCAGCCGTGCTGTATCCATCTCCTCCAATACCTCCGGGAGTGGTTATACTTCCATTATTGCTTAAGGTTCCGGCATGAACCAGGACGATATTTCCGCCACCTGAAGCCCCGCCTGCTGCGCCAGTGGAAGCCGCTCCTCCGTCTTTGCCACCAGCTTCGATCATGCCGCCCGAGCCAATAGTTACGCTTCCGCTAACCACAATAATCAGCAAACCTCCCGTTCCTGACTCTCCGGCACTGCCTCCGGCTGAACCATCTCCGCCAGGGTTTCCGGCTCCGCCTCCAGCGGTTTGGGCATTGGCATTTCCTCGACCACCAGCTCCTCCGTAAGGAACTCCAGAATAGGCGGTTTGAGCTCCATTCATGGTGCCGCCGCCAGCGCTTCCACCAGAAAAACAAGTTCCCGCGGTTCCGGATCCTGCCCGAACGGTTGTCCCGCCATAAGTAGCTCCGCCGCCACCGCCGCCTGATTGACCGGTTCCCCCGGCGCTTCCGTCATCGCCTGCGACATAACTTGCTCCGCTGGTGTAGGCACCAAGTCCGCCTGCAGCTCCAATTCTGGCGATAGCTATTTTTACTCCATCGCTATCCAGAACGGGAAATTTTGAGTTCAAATTATAAGCCTCAGAACCACAGCCACTCAAATTGGCCGAGCCTGAATCTGTCTGTCCATCTTTCTTGAAGGTCAACTGGATTCCTCCCGAATCAACGGCATTCCCATCGCCGGGAGCCTCCGGGGTATAACTTGAAGTTGTGCTTTCGGCGGGATTAGCTTTGCAGCCTCGAGCCGACATCGAGATTATACCATTAACGGTGAGATCTCCAGCTACAAAAAGCAACAGGCCGCGACATCGGTTCTGAACGGTTAGCGTATGCCCGGAATTAACGGTCAGATTCCGATAATTTCTGACTATCATATCGCCGTCCTGGGTCGATGACAAAGTAACATTGGCGGAGGTGTTCAAATCTCCGTTTGAACCATCGCCCCAGTAATTCAAATTAACCAGCCCGGCATCAACTGCCGACTGGAATTTGATCATCCGCCCGTAATCATCAAGTTTTCCAGTTCGCCTGATAATCATGCCGTTGCCTCCTCAATATAATGAACGACCGCTGAAATTTTTGAAGCAGAAGCGGCTTTCATCTGAATGGTGTCATTTTCATTATCGAGCGTCCAGCCGACCCCGAAATACACGGTTTCTCCAGCCGGAACATTGATCTTGATTTTCTGGTATCGGTCATCGTCAACCACCGTTCGAATACTGCCGGAATCGTTCGGTGCCAGCCAAACCCGGAGCTGGATAGCACTGGCATCGATATTATGGAATTCCAGTTCCTTGACCCGGTAGCGATAGCCCGAGGCGGTCGTGAAGACCGCACTCGCACTTGCCCCTAAAAAATCAGTTGATAAAGATTTTGGTATTGCCATTTAAACTCCTTTCAGACTTGGCTCATTTTATAACTTTCCGCTTCCGTAGCGCAAAGCGCGAAGTATGAAGCGGTATATCGCTATCCGTCGTACGGATTTAATAGGTCAACATCTCCAACTGCCATAAATTCAGACCTACACTTCCCAAATTTGCGACAAGATTGTTAACTTCCGTTTTTGAATAAGTCTCATCTTTTTGGTAAACGTTATCCAGTCTGTCCTTGATGGATTCGCTCTCTGAATACGGGATATCCTGAGCCCGCACACAATCGGAATCCGACCAGTCACGCTTCAACCATTTTCTGCCGGTTTTACTCATTTTTTGCCTTTATTATTTTTAAGATTTCGTACTTTGCACGCCCAACGATTTCGCCGTTGGATCACGCCTCCGTCACGACGGAGAGCGAAATACTCCCGCTCAGCTTCGCTTGCGGTAGAAGGATTTTTTCTTCTTTGCTGTTTATGGAGTTTGGAACTCTAAGCCGCGCAACCGCGGCGCGGGGTTCCAAAAAAGCTGGCCCCACGCCAAAGGGCCAGCCAACCGCATGAGATAATCGAACAACGTCTGAATTACTCTTGGTTATTGATTTCATAATTCCCGCTTTCAACTTTCAACTTTCAACTTGATTCTTATTTCCTTTTTAAGAGGTTTTTCGTATTCATTCATAAGTTGTTCAGTCCTTCAAACGTTAGTCGATTATCTTATTTGGCTGGCTGGCCTTTTGGCGAGAGGCCCCTGCGCCGCGGTTGCGCGGCTTAGAGTTACAGCCACCAGGGCCAAGCCCTGGACTAAGTTCCAAACTGCTTCGCGAGTTTGGGTAAGATAGTCACATTTAAACTATTGATTTCACAATTATCCTCCAATTCATTTTTAATTTCCGGCATAGCCGGTACGGAAAATACAGATGTATTTTCACGAGGTGCAGGCGCTTAGCGCCTGCCTACCGACCTATCCCAAGATATGAAAAATCCGCAAATTGATAGACCCGTTCGATGTAGGCGGCGATTGGCTTTTTGACCAGAGTTTTCGCCGCATCATCGACCTTGTCGGCATATCTCACCCACAGGTAATCCCAGCCATATTTCTGAGAGACCGTAATGTCTCCAACCTTGAAATCCTTCCGGTTCGGCGAGATCGTGAATTTGAAAGTGACTTCCCAGAGAGCGTCACTGCTTCGTTTGGAACCGGATGCCCCCAGAAACAAGACTTCGCCGGGATCATAACCGCGAAATGATTTCAGATTGACTGTACCGGTAGCAAGGGAAAGCATTTTCTTATATGCGGTCGTGATTTTGCTATCCGGGAAATAGTGTGTTTCCGTATCATTTGCGGCCGGCTGAATGATATCAACCCCATTGACGGTTTCTCCATCGTAACCAATCGCGCCCCCAAAGTCGGGAGCGTCAGTTGGATATTTTCCGACTGTTTTTCGTGATTGCGTCAGATGCAGAGTTCCGCCGCCGGTATCAAAAGAAAACACCGAATCATATTCGCTCACACTTGATGACTGTTCAGAATCCTCATTTTCCTTATATTGAACGACCACTTTGAAGGTCGTTTCGTTAATCCTTTCATCAATCTCGACACTTTCCAAAGCAAGGCCATTGAAAATCGAAGGTGCTTCATCGTAAACCGCCTGAACCGCATCCTCTTCCGTATCAGAATTGAACACAAAATACGGCACTTCTGCGGTGGTATACGCACCATCGCTTCCCATCGTCTGAGTCCGATCAAAAAATCCCTGTTCTACCCGAGCCATAGAAAACCTTTAATTTCCTTGATTTTTGATTTTGAAGCCTGATATTTCTTTTTTAGCTATTGACTTTATATCAAATTTGATATATTATTAAATGTGAGAAGCAGATGTTTAAAATTATTTATTACAATCAAAGTGTCAGAGATGAGGTTGAAAAATTTCCGGCAGGAATAAAAAAACGTTATTTTAACCTTACTGACAGGATGATTGAATATGGCCCTAATCTTGGTGAGCCACACACTAAGTCGCTTGGTTCCGGGCTTTTTGAAATAAGGGCAAAAGCAGGTGAAGGCATAGGCCGGGCTTTCTTCTGTACAATTGTTGATGAAAAAATTGTGATTTTGCGTGCTTTTGTGAAAAAGACACAGAAAACACCCAAGAAAGAACTTGATATGGCCAGAAAAAGAATGAAGGAGGTCAAAGATGCGTGGGAATAAAACAAAAGGATTTGATCCGGTAGACCATAACCGGGAAGAAATGCTTGCCGAAGCAATGAAGGCTCCTGATTTTGCCAAAATTTGGAATGATCCTGACCCTGAAATAAAGGCTCTTGATATAATTCTTAATGCCCGAAAAAGAGCTGGTATAACCCAGCAGGAAATCGCCAGGAGGATGCACACCAGCCAGGCAGCAGTTGCCCGTATCGAAAAATTGGCGTCAAGTGATACAAAGCACTTACCCAGTCTTGCGTCATTAAAAAAATATGCCGCGGCTCTTGGGCTCAAACTAAAAATTGATTTTGATCCGGTCAAGTAATTTTTACGGTTAGTTTGTAACATCATATTCCCTCATTCGAATACCAGACTGCTGGATTGATTTTCTAGTAATTGATTAGTTTTCTTAGTATTTTTGCGGATATCCTCGGTGGCTTTGGCGGTACGTTCAGCGGCATTGCCAGCGGATAAGGCCTTGGCGGAATTGGCGTAAAAAGACCCTGCCGTTTGAATCTTGCTTTTTACCGTATTGAGCACCTCGGGGACAGCTTGAAGTTTCTGTTTGGCGTCATCCAGCGAACCGGATTTTTTGCTTCGTTTCTTTCCCGCTTTTCTGGCTTCTTTTAGCGAATCGTTCCATTCAGTTTTGGCCTGATTCAATGCTACCAGCGACTCAAGAAGGGCTTTACCGGATTCGGTTTCAATTTGCCCCAGATCACTTTTGAGATTCTCGGCAATAGTCCGTTGAGTTGACTTTCGTTCCGCTTCGATTCCGGCTTTATCTTTATTCGATTTAACCGCGAAATCCTGCAGTTTCTTATTGAGCTGGGCTTGGGCTTCTGAATCCTTCGTTTTGAGTTCATTATCTACCAGTTTAACAGCGGCTTCCACATCAAGACTCCGATCGAAAGCACCCATGAATTTCAGCCATTGTTTCTGAAGCCACCCCTGGGAGATATTCCAGGCATTCTGCAGCTTGTTCAGGAAAATATTCCAGATATCCAGCAGAAAGGAAACAGTGTCTGTCCAGGCAATTTTCAGCCCCGCCCAGGCATCAGTAATAACCCCGACAGTATTGTAAAAAACCTTTGCGGTCGTTGCCTGATACCAGGCACTGAAGCCGATCCAGTACTGTTTTAATTCATTGATGCCAGTCTGCCAGACAACTTTTAACGAAGCCCAGAGGACTTTTGCGGCCAACTGAAAATTTCCGGCGACCAACGCATCGGCAATGGCTTTCCATGACTTGGTTGCAAACTCCTTCAGAAACTGGAATTTTTCCGCCAGCCACTCAAGCGCTTTAGCTCCAAGCCCACTATAATAAAGGATAGCCGCACCCAGTCCGGCAATTGCCACCACGGTTAGTCCAGTCCAAGAAACCAATGCCGCCATAACTGATCCTAAAGCTCCGATAATTGCCCCGGCAACGGTGATAGCTCCCGAGAGAATGCCAAGAGTGACCGCCAGAATTTTTGCCACGACACCTAAAGTTATTAGAGCAACTCCTGCGGTCGCGACAACTCCAATCAAAGCTACAATCGACACCACTACGTGCTTATTTTTCTTTATCCAAACGGCAACAATCTTCGATGCCAAAATCATAATTTTTGCCAGTTTTGCAACCGGCTTAGACAAGGCTTCTCCAACTACCGCAAGAATGGCTATTCCCGCCTGTTTCAATCTTGCTAGTGTCGTCGATAAGGTCTTAGCCATTTTTGCGTAAGCCTTGTCAGCGGCTCCAGTCCGATTTTTCATAACCGCTATATCTTCAATAAAACCCTTCATGTTCTGCAGAGCAGGCAGCACCCCTCGAAGTGCCCGGATATTCGGAAACAGTTTACTGATTGCATCCGGGGGAAGCTTCGAAAGTTTTCCAAAAACCCCGGCAAGCCCGATGCTTTTCAACGTGGCTGATGACATTTCAAAACCGAGCTGCCGAGCATACTTTGCGGCCTCGTCGGTGGGCTTCAAAAAGGTCGAAATAATGGCGTTTAAGGCGGTAATCGCATTTTCGGTCTGCACCCCGTTTCTGGTCATTGTGGCTATAGCCGCACCGAATTCATCCAAGCCGACTCCGGCACTTGCCGCAGTTGTTGCCACCATTCCGATTGCCGGGGCCAGTTCCGCAAAGGTAGTTTTGCCGCGTTTCACCACCTGGAACATCCAATTCGAAATATCCCCGGCTTTATTAGCGGTCAGACCATAGGCATTCAAAATAGTGGTAATGGCATCAGCGGCAATACCGGTATCCGTAAGTCCTGCTTTCGCGGCTTTGGCGGAAACCGATAAAACATAAAGCGCTTTGGATGGCTTTATTGATGCCGATAAAATATCATACAGACCTTTGGAAAGAGTACTGGTGCTCTCGCCAAATTTTATCGACATTTCGGTAATGCCCCTCTGGAACCTGCCCAGGTGTTTCTGAGGTTGGTCAAGCATGGTAGAGACGTTTGCCATCTCCTGTTCAAAGTCGGCAAAAACTTTTACCCCGCCCGCAAAAGGCATCGCCGCAACCAGGCTGACCGCCAGCAGTTTCCTGCCGATATTGGTTACTGACGCGCTGAATGCCATCAGCTTTTTCTGGGCATTGTTCAGCCCACGTACCAACCGGTTGTCCTGGGTATAGAGCTCGACATACGCCGCGCCCGCTTTGATGTTTGCCGCTGCAGACATTATACTTGGTTTCCACTCCCATCAATGGTAAAATCAAAACCGCCAACGCTCTCGCAAACCTCCGGAAAGTTGGTCAATCGGATTACGACATGCTGTTGCCAGTTATCCTTTTCATACATGCCGACGATAACCAATAATTCCCCATTCTTCCCATCTTCGAGATTGACCGTCATTTTTTATTTTTTTAGTTTTCTGTATTCCATAATTTTCCGTCCTTTCCTCTCGCAAAGCGAGTTACTCCGCTCCGGGTCGTACCCGGTTTACGAACACATCTTTTAAGATTCTGAGTTCCTTTCCCCGAAGTATGGTTTTAGGTTTTGATTTACGTAACTGCGGATGGAGTTCCGCTGGAGTGATTGCCCGCTGTTTTTTCGGATCGCGATTGACGTTGATGATCAGTGCCAGGACTGCCGAAGTATGGTTCCAGTTGTCCCTGGATTTGGCCTCGGCCATCATAATCAGCTCACGCAATGTCAGGGGATCAGGGTTTATCCCGGCGATTCCGGCGAGTTCCCAGATGAATTGATAATTTTCTCGAGATCCTGTTCCATTTTTCGGTCGATTTCCGGGTTGTCCAGATACCGAAGCGTGAATTCCATGGCCTTTGCCTGAAGCTGTTGAAATTTGCCCAGAGCTTTGCGAAGCGCCGGGCGTTTCGACTCCGGGAAAAATTCTACCAACTCCTGCAGTAAAGCTTCGGTTGCCTGTTCAATCGCGTCCCCCGCCATTGCCTGACCGAACTGTTCGTCGGAAATATTTTGAGAGTCAGCCTCCGATTTGCAGATAACATAAACTATATCGCAAAGCAGAATCGGATCGATGATCAACCGGTCCACCAACTTCCCTTCCACCGCCTCCAGTAAGTCTACCTCCAGCAATGATTTTACCCGTTTGACGGTAGCAATATTCACCGATACAGCCCAATTTCTACCGGCATTGTCCTTGAATGTTTTCATAAAATTCTCCAATTTTTTGAAAAATATATTTTTCATTTTTATTTTTAAATTGTTACTTTTTCCTCACCCAGTGCTACTGAGCTTCTTTCCATTGAGGGGCACGAGTTGAGTAAGTTGGCTTGGCGGTGACCGAAACGCTCATCGCGTCTTCGAGCGGTTCTTCTCGTGAGAAACTGATAATCGCGAAGTCGGCATCCAGCCCTTCGCCATCCGCTCCGTCAAGAACCGCAAGGGCAATTGATGTCCCATTTAAGTAAGCCGTTTTGATTGCGGCAAACCCCGCATCCTCCGTGTCCCACACCATCGACCATTCAATTGAAGCGTCCTTTAAAGCGGCTACTGTCGCGCGCCAGCCGTTGTTGCCGCGAGTGGTAACATCTGCCTCAGATGCTTCAAGATTTAAGGTCACATCTTTGGCGTTTTTGAGCTCATTTGAAGCCGTAGCTCCGGCATCGCCGTAGTACAGTTTTCCTTCCAATCCAAGTTTATACATTTCTAAAATCCTCCGATTTATTTAACAGAATTGGCCCATAATTTAGGGATTTTACTCTGGTTTTTTGCCAGAGCTGGCCCCATAAATCGGCGCTGAGGATACTTTTGTCCCCGGAATTTTCCACCAAACTCATGAGCCATTCCCGATCTGCCAACCATGGTGTAAGTTGGCCCGATAATCACACTTCCTTTATCCTTGTCAACCGCATATCTCAACGCCCTTTTCAGTTGTCCTTTCCGAGTATGCGGGGGCTGTCCGGAAGACGAAGGTTTTTTACTCCTTCTGATACTTCTCCTGGCGGTCAGCCGGATTGCCGCTCCAGCATGTCCGAGATTCCTGAACGAGGCTTTTTTAGCCGCGTTTTTTACTCGCTTTGGATGAAAGTAAGATTTTACTTTGAAACCAAACATCACAACACTTTGAAGGTTAGAGTTACCACGCTGGTGAATTGCCGGAATTGCCGCAGATGATCTGGATCATAAATGGGATCATTTTCCTTCTTTATGCAGATCGCACGGGCAAAACCAGTTAATCTCTCAGGCTTGAATAGTGCCGTAATGTCCTCAACCAGTTTCAACAATCCATCCAACTCTGAATCGGTAGAAATCTTCTTCTGAATCCCAATATCGATTTGAATATCATCAATGGTCTGGATACGAGTTCCCTGCACAATTTTCCGGCCCTTCGGAACCACGGAGACTTTCAAATCCTTCAAAGTTTTAAGGTCATAAATCGGCAAAAGCGTCCGTTCTGCCGTGAATTCCAAACTCAAGCCGGAGCCATTAAGAACTTCAACCACCGCATCCGCGATATCTGTAAGTTTTGACATAATAAAACTCCCTTCCTTAATTGACATTCCTCCTTTTCCAGGTTATGATATACATGTATATCAAAGGAGCATTTAATATGATTGCGGTACGATTGGATAAAGAAATTGAAAACCGGCTTGACCGTTTGGCAAAGCGGACTGGACGCACCAAAACCTTTTATGTCCGCGAAGCTATCCTTGAGCATCTTGAAGATATCGAGGATACTTACATTGCGGAAAAAAGGCTGAGTTCTCCAAGTCAGACTTATACACTTGATGATATGGAGAAGACTCTTGGCCTGGAAGATTGAATTTGACGAACACACGGTCAAGGAACTGAAAAAGCTGGGACCCGAAATCCAGCGTGAAATTCTCAGGTACCTGAAAGAGCGTGTGGCTCCCTCGGACAACCCTCGAATATCCGGCAAGGCTCTTGTCGGGACCTTCAGCGGACTCTGGCGATACAGACTCGGTAAATACCGGATCGTGTGCCAAATAAAAGATGATGAAGCGATCATATTAATCCTCCGTATCGGTCATCGAAAAGACATTTATATCTGATTTATTCATCATAAAATTACCTTACCACGCTGGCGACAATTGAACCTATGGCGGCCAGCAACGCGAGGATTGCCGCGCCCGCCGCCGAAAGAATTGACCGTCTCATTTCATCGACTGCATGACAAGGCGGATGATGGTGAATATTGGGGTCGGATATATGCATTTTAAGCATCCCCTTTAACTCCGCTATATCACGTCTCGCCTCGTTGACCACCACCCATAAATCACGGTTATCCGTGCTCTCATTTCCATTTGGCATAATTATTCCTCTCTTTTTTGCTTCCGCAGTCCTGAAAAGGACGGAGCTTGAAGCAATATTATCGCTCCGGGTCGTACCCGGTTTGCTTGGTGTGAATTCTTAGTGTGTTTCTGAATACGTCCGAGTACCGCCATTCCGGTTCGCTTGCCGGAGCCATGACCTCATAAACAAAGCCTTCATCGACAATTTCATCTCCTCTTTCCGGCGGGACAACAGTCCCGTTTAAAACAAGGTCTTGAGCATTTATGAGATAATCTCTGCTCTCGTAATGGACAATTCTTCCATACTCATCTTCTATTTTGAAAACGGTTTTACCGATGGTAGCCGGAATCTCAACAGAGGTACTGTCTCGCCGATAAAAAACCTGGCTTGTCAAGTGCTTTTTCCGTTGAGATTCCAGCCATGATATTCCATTTTTCAACAAATCAGACATTGGCTTTTTCTATTGTTGAAGACGAACTCTTACGCTTGTATCATCTTCTCCGGCGGCCTGGATCGACTTACCCAGGAATTGATTGCCATCGTCAGTTGTCACCACCTGGTTGGCGGCATCCCAGTAGGCGTTTACGCCCTGAGCAATATCCTTGTTATTGCCGGTGCCCTTGGGCATATCAAATACGCCGACAAGACTTAACGCTCCGAGCTCTCCTGCTGGAATATCAAGTTTTGCGATGCCTATCAGATTCGTTCCGAGCACTACTACGTCCCCGGCCGTTGCGTCAGCAACGGGAGTATAGTCGATTGAATTACCTTTTTGCACATAAATCGCGTTCATAAAAAACTCCTGTTTTAAAATTTTAAAGATTTAATATTAAAGATGAAAATTAAGAAACATATAGCGCTCTCCTTTACGGAATTTGAGTGGATATTTCCACAAAATTCCGTAAAGTAATAACGCACCGGGCCGTGGCCGGACGCGGTCCAGCGGCGGATACGCTGGTCGGCAAAGCCGAAAGCCTATTCTCCTGCACTTTTAACCATGCCTCGGAAATCCTGCTCGCGAATTCCGAGGTCAAAATAAACCCTGAACCACAGTCCTAAAGTGTTAAAATCCGTATCTCCCCTCTCTACTTTTGGCGTACGATTTCCCTTTAAAAAACCGATTTCAAAAGTGTCCACCTGATTGGGATCCCCGAAAAGGAACCAGGCTTTTTCGCTATTGCCGGGATATTGCGCGTTTGCCAGATAAGGGGCACTTACCACCTGCAGATTTTCATCTACCAACGAGTTCAATGCCGGACGGATAGTCGGAGTGGTTCCAGTTGAACCGTCCCCCCCGGCAATAATCAAAGTCGCACCTTTGGTAAGCTCAATCGCAGTGTGTTTTAACGCGGTCGGCACCAACAGAAATCTGGGTTCGATATTAACCGGTTGCCCATCGGAATCCACCTGATCAAGGAAAGTTTGCACACCTTTTCTTAAGCCTTCATGAGTAAGTGCGCTATCTTCGCCAATCAGCAGATTTTTATGGATATCGGAAAAAAGATTATGCCCGTCAGTCTGTGCCGGATTCTGGAGCAGACGCTTGAAAAACAACTGGTCGATCAGCCTTGCCGCCCGGTTTCCCATTGCGATCGGAACTTTCATAAAAGCCCCAAGATCATCATTGATGATCATCTTGCGGGTCAGACAGAATTTTTTGCCGTAAGTGTCCAGCTGATTGGTGGCACGTTGCTCGGAAAATCCTCCATTCTTAATCTCACCGTCAGCTCCGATCGGTTGAAGATCGCCGGCATCAGTAAGACGGAACCGTTCATTTTCCTTGAAGTCATTAAGATCGCCGGTACTGCAAAGCTTTTCAGCGATAATCGGCTGAGCCGCATAGCTCTGAAGCAGTTTTTTATTGGCCACATTACTCAGAATCCCAGGCAGAGAAACCGTGGAAAAAGCGGCATGAATAGTCTCATTATTAAAAGAAGCAGTCACAGGCTTTCCTTCCAGATTAAGACACTCAACCAGCATCTGCTTCAGCGGAATGTCACTCTGATCATAACCCCTGTCCACCACCTCTTCACCATATTCCGCCAGGAGCTCATCGCCGGAAATTCCAATGCGAAGACACATCGCCGCTTCCAGACTTTTTCGCATCAAAGCACCCTGCGGCTTGCGTTTTACCGAAATATTCACACCAGTTGACGGACGGTTTTCACGAAGGGTTTTCAACACTTTCTGAGACGTCTCATCCGGGCTCCATCCGGCACTGATCGCCAGCTTTTCGATCTCATTATATTCGTCGTTGCAGATTGCCTGGATTTTCGCTACCCGGTCACGTTCCTCACGGATCGCGGTAAGCGCGATATCAACTTCTGAAACAACTTTTCCTTCTGCTTTTAGAGGCTGATTGTTTTCAGCGTTTGGGGTGCTTGCACCCTCCTGTTTTTGAGTGTTGTCCCCAGCCTGATTTTCTTTTTCATTCGGGGTGTTTTTCGCTTCAACTTTTACCTTCGATTCTTTGTTTTCAGTTCCCATATTTTCTCCATTGTTATTGGTTTGTTTGTCTTTCTGTGCCTGGATTTTATTTTCACTTTCGCCGGAGTTGTTTTGCTGAAGAAACTCGCTTCCTGATACTATTTGAAAGCTGGCCGCCACCTTAAGCCTGGTGCCTACATCTGCGCCTACCGCTACCACCGAAACTTCACGTAAGACCGAAGATTTTATATGGTAAAATATCGGCGCGTGTTCCTGCCCGTTGATTACTCTTGCTGACTTTACCAGTTCCGCTTCAATTACGTCCGCATGAATTGAAAGTTGCCAGTCACCGCCTGCTTTTGCCTGGCTGACTATCTCGTCGGCCTGTTCACTTTTAGCGAGAATTTCGCCCTCGATAACCAAAGTGTTACCCTCAACGTTTGCCGTAATCATGCCAACCCGTGAGGCTACTTTGTTCTCGTGATTGGCAAGCAACGGGACTTGTTCCGGGATTTCCATCCCGCTTAAATCCACCACCACCGGATATTTCCAGCCTTGAAGCCGCATCTTTCCGCCGCCATAAGCCAGTCCCATAACTTTGGGTTTGCCGCCGTCGAGCGCGGCTTCGATCATTAGAAATTCTGTCCCCATAATATTTCCCTTTCTTTTTGTTTTTGTGATTAAATTTTTATGTCAGCACCCAAGGCCAAGCCCTGCACCAAGGCCAAGCCCTGGACTAAATTCCAAACTGCTCCACTACTTTGGGAAGAGATAATTGCAATGCGTTTGGGATAGCTGGAACTCTAAGCCGCGCAACCGCGGCGCAGGGTTCCAAAAGAGC